CTCGTGTTTCATCCTTTTTAGCTTTTGAAGGTATTTCAATTCCCTTTTCTATTGCTACTTCTTTTAACTGTTCAATAGTTAAATCACTTAAATCTATATCTGTATTATCAATTTTACTTACTATAAAACCTCTTCCTTCAAACCAGGTAGCAATCCAATTATCTTTAACTTTAGCCACGCCTTCAACAAACATAACTGGTCCATATTCACCAGTGTAGTTATTATCATCTTTAAATTTTACTTCATACATTTACATTCACCCCTTACTGTACTTTTATGTTACGAAGAACTCCTGCTGCTCTAGTCTTTTTAAGAACTGTTGCTGCAACCATTTCAACTTCACCTTTTTTAACTGCTCCAGCTGTTTTAAAGTCTGGTAGCCATGTTTTTATTAGTTTACCACCAGTTGGAGATGCTGCATGAAGTCCATCTAAAGCAAATCTAGCTCCGTATAGGTCAGTTAGTCCTGTTGCACTCGTACCTACTGTTCTTGCAACTATCGGAACCGTAGGTTTTGTAGCAGAACCATCATGGAAATACTGTAAATCCACAAGAGGAATACCATTGTATGAATCAACACTTCTACCAAATCCATCAACGCCCTTTTCTAAATACCCTGCTCTTCTAGCTGCTTGTTTAATACGTGTAATTAACTTTCCATTACCCATTAATGCATCTGGTATTCCATCCATTTCAGCTAAAAATTCATCTAATAGATCTAATAGCAACTTATAATTTGTATCCAACGCCGAAGCACTTGATAAATCTATAACTGACTCTGTATTGATCTCTGTAGATGAACCTACTAACATTTTATCTAATCCATCAAATCCCTTAACAGATTTATCTCCATTGATTACTGCATTGTGGAATAAATTGATTGTAGCTTTTACCTTCTCCTTAAGTTGAAAGTCAACTTCATTTACCGCACCAGAAGTATCTGCTATTACTCTATCAATATCAAATGTTCCACCGAATACCTTAAGCTCTACTGACTTTGTTTGTCTATCTGCAACCTGTGGAGTGTACTCTGTGTTGATATCTCTGAATCCTGCTGTTGCTGGAGTCTTTAATTGAGTATATCCGTAAACAAGTGTACTTCCTCCAGTTCCTGGTGATACTGTATCATCAAATATTAATTTATCCATAAGGATAGATCCTCTTCTAAATTCGTCTATAACTTGTTGGTCTACTTTATTTGCCATTCCTACTTTTGCTTGTGCTAATGTTATTGCCACTTTTACATCATCCTCTCTTTTTAACCTTTATAAAATTCTGCAAGTGCACCTGTTAGTGTGTTATCACTTGTATTTTTTCCTCCAAGCTTAGGAGTATCTTTACCTCTTAACTTTTCATTTACAGCTTTCTCTACTGCAGATTGAAAAGCTTTTTCTACTGCTTCAATGCTTGCATTACAAGTTTCAGCATCTGAATAATTAAGTATCTCTACTAACTCCTTAGGTAGCCCCTTCTCTGCTAGTGTCTCATAAGCTTGTGCTTTAAGTTCTCTAGTAGTTATATCTTTTTCTCTCTTTTCTAGTTCTGCTATTCTTTTTTCTTCCGCATACTTTGCCTTTTGTTCAGTATTCATCTTAGCTAGTTTCTCTGCTTCTGTCTTTGCATTTTCTAATTCAGTAGCCTTATCTGTTTCCCACTTAGATTTTGCAGTTTCAAGAGCTTTAGCAACTCGTTTATCAAATTCAGATTGATATTTCTTATCTTTAAGAACATCATCAAAATTCTTATCTTCTTTACCTCCCTTGGTTTCTTCTGTTCCAGTATTATCTGTTCCAGTTTCACCAGTTTCGGTAGTTCCCCCATCAACTCCAGTATCCGGAGCTAACATAGGTTCAAATCTGCATAATCCTAAGTTTATTAATAATTTTGTATTCATAATTACCTCCTTGCCCACTACATTCAATTAAGCCCATAGCGTTCAATTATTTTATTCTAGCCTTTTAGAGCCTTGCTAAGGGCATAATAAAAAGCCTTAGTTTCCCAAGACTTAATTCTAAACATGATAAAAGCACCTACATAAGTAAGTGCTTAAAATTTATATATTTTATTTTTTACCTGGTTTCCATTGGTGCCCACACTTTAAACAGGTTACAATAATTTTATTCTTCCCATGCCCTGCAGCTATAGCTCCATATGCTCCTACAGTTGCTACACCTAAAGCACCTTTTGCTAAGCTAAATCCTTTTTTATTAGCTGTAATTGATGTGCTTCCACATTTAGGGCAATGAGCTACATTATCATGTGAACTTCTAGTAGTTGGTTGAAGCCTATTAGCAAATTCCGGATTTGAAGCCATTATTCTTCTTCTGCGTTCTTCTCTTCTCATCTCTCGTTCTTCTTTTTTTCTAGCTTTCTCTAATTCCTTTTCTTCTTCTTTACGTTTATTCTCTAATTCCTTCATTTTTTCACCATCTAATTTTTGAGGTGATAATCCTAACTTCTTTCTTAATACATTATAAGCTTGACTAAGTTTCTTTTCTTTATCTATTTCTATTTTTATCATTTCTTCATTACGTATATATATTTCCAATGTTACACCATCACATTTTACTTGCCTTAAATTTTCTAATGAAAAATATACCTTATTACCAAGTGTAAAATTAAAATATATACCGTTAGGGTATATATAAAAATTGCAAGTTTGTTCTTTTTTCAAATCTGGTCCATCTTTAATTTTAACTACTTCAGTAAACTCAAATCCCAATGACCCACCATCAGCTTTTATAAGCTCTTTATATTGTTTCTTATCTACAATCATGCTTATCCCCCTATCTTCCTTACTAATACAATAATATAACAAAAATAGGTAAAATAAAAGCACCTACTATCTATATAAGTAAGTGCCTATTAATTATCATGGTATTTGCATTCCTTACAAATCTCTCTCCACTCTTTTACCTTAACTACATTACCTGGTAACAAAGTATCCTTTGTACAACCTTCTGATATATCAACTATCAGTACACATTCCCCTATATCTATATCCTTATTAAGGATAGGACACTTAACCATCCTTTAACACCTCCATTAGCTTTTTAAATTTATCATCATACTCGTCACTTTTATATGATGTACTTACAATTTTATCTTTCAAATTAACAACACTGCAACCATCTTCTGATACATAAACAACCACTTGACCATTCCATCTACTGTATGCTGCTTTAGAACTATTTATAAAATCCTGAGTCATTTCCTTAGTAACACTGTGCTGTCTTTCATTATTAATATGATTGTAATCAAATTTATATTCTTTTAAATCAATTCTATCTATATTTTTAATTGGAGTTCCTTTTATATTTAAATTACCAGCTTCTTCAATTATTTTATTATATCTTTTCGTATCTATATAATTGATCTTTAAAGAATTCCATTCATTACTACCATTATACTTCAGTTCTCTGAAATCTGTAAATGATTTAGGAGCATCTTTACCAAGTATTTCTTTATACTTACTGTATTGTTTTCTATCAGATGCCTTATTCTTAATTATCTTCTCAAATACTTCTGTTTTATCTTTTCCATACTTATCAATTACAAACTTATCATACCATTCTTGATACTTCATATCTCCAGGTACTGTATAGGTTTTACCTGTCTCTGGGTCCCTTGCTCTTCTTTGTAGTCTTTCCATATTCTTAAAGTATGCTCTTGTTGTACTTCTACAGTATGGATGTAATGGAGGTAAATTACTTCCTGTTCTTAACTTATCTACTTTTATAATCTTACCGTCCATACTTCTACATATACTAGATGTTCTTAAATCTAATGTAGCAATAAATATTACTTTATCTATCCCACATTCTTTATAGCTTTCAACTTCTGCTGCATTTGTTATATAAGTGGTCTCTGTTCTTATAATTCTCTCACAAGCAAATTTCTCGTAATCAGTCATGTCTTGTAACTCTTGTGCCATTCTTCTGGAGCTTTTACCACTCATTAAACCACTTGTTATTACTTCTTCTAATTTCTCTGCTAATACATCTGTATTATTCCATATACGCTTACTATAGTGTTTCCCACTCCACTTATTCTTAAGTATCTCTTGTATTGTTCCTAATGGCATTTGAGCAACATTAAAGCCTACACCTAATCCTTTCTGAATATCGAATAGGTTTGTGTAATAGGCTTTCTCTATATTATCTGTATATAATTTAGTACTTTTATTTATTTCTGCATCTGCTGCTAATTTAGTATTAATATAAATACTCTCTTTTAATGCTTCTAATCTTGTTATTCTAGCTTTATAAGCATTTGCATTTAATTGGGCCATCATATACCTTTTCAATTCTTTATCTTGTATTCCGTGTATTCTCGCCCTAATGCTCTCTAACTCTTTATTAGGTATTTTACTATTAAGTAATCCCTTTGTTTCTCCTATGCTTAATCCACTATCGCTCTGAAACTTAAAAAATATCTTATTAATGTCTTTATTAATATCCTCGAGAGCCTTATCATAAGCATTATTTATTTTATGAATAGTTTCATCACTAGACTTATGATAGCTTTCCATTCTTAAGTTAGATCTTTTTTTCCAATAAGCATTACTTCTCTTCTTCATCTACCTCACCATCTTCTGGATTAGTATTTTTAAAGTCATAACTACCAAAGGCCTCTTGTTGCTGCTCTACTTTCTTTTTATTTTCTTCATCAAGACGCTTTCTTTCCTCTTCGATATCTATTTCACCATCAAATCTTTTTACTCTAGTTTCCCAACTAATAAAGCCTTC